TGATGCCATAACGCTTAGTGCCTTTACGGTCGCAAGACTCGGTTGGGCTGGTAGGGCTGTGGTCGGCAGCCCCAAAAGCTCAAACAAAGTCCGCGGCCAGCGTCTCCGCGACATGACCCCAAACGTCCAGCGGTCGGGTGTCGAGGACGACGCTTTCAAAAAGATCTATGACGTCATGGGCAGTCAATCCATACCTGTAGTAGCAAAAGCCGTGAAACTCATCAAACGTGGCGACTCGCTCCTCAACCAGCTTGTCACGAATTCCACGCAAAGTAACGCCAGCTTCACGAGCATTCCACCCTACAGAGGCATCCGCATCACGAAACGCCACCTTGGACTCCGTGTCAGCAAACTTAAATTCATGCACGAAGCGGTCCAAGAAGATGTCACGTAAATGTGGAACAAATCGAAACTCATACGCGTAGCTAACGGCCTTGCCAGCAAAATAAGCATGGTCGCTAAGCTGTTGGTTCAAATTGGCACGCATGTTAAACTTAGCCAAATTCTTACCCAAAAGGGGCACAGTAAAGTGGAGCCCCGAATAGGAAGGAATAAAAAAAAAACATTTGCTAAGAAACGAACAGTCCACCAAGTGAGTGTGCCGAAACACCTTAGCCTCCATTCTAGCCTCCTTAGCTATGTTTTCATAAGTTTTGCAAGCGTACCTCTTCATGCCAACCACGCGTGCGAGCAAATCGTCACCAAGAACCAGAGCAACGCTAGACTCGGCTCTAGTGACTTTAAGGAACGTGTAGCAAATGCACATGTTCCAATAACAGTTGCGGAAAGTGGTATCGGTTGCACCAGTTGGAAGCTCATGCTCAAGAGTCGCCCGCACAGAGTGCTTGCGGTTCTCGACCACGAACTTATCAGTCTTCGCATGCAACCTAAGAAACCACTCAGGACACCCGAGACGCCTCATGGCCTGGATCTCGAGCGCCTGCACATCAACGCACTGGAGCAAATCATTCTTGCTAAAATCACTCTCAACAAAATCGCCTGACTTACCATCCACAAAC